AGCCTATCAATCTTGGTATCAAGCCGATCAATATCGGCCCTGGTCGCAAGCTCTGCGCCCTGAATGGCAGTGCTCAAGATTTCCTGCAATGCCTCTGCCTGTATTTCTGCCTGTTCAGGCGGGACATTGGCGGACTGCAACCTTTTGGCGTATTGCAGGGTATCAAAGGGGACGATGCGTGGTTGTGCACTCATTGGGGTGTCCTTGCGTTAATTATTGAACTCATGAGTCTATTTATTCTCCCTACGCCTCTCTGGTGCTCATCGCTGCTATGGCGCTACATGGGTAGCGGCCAGTGCATGAATGACGCTTACAGCGCGATTGAGGGCGATTTAGAGGCATTGCAGACATGGTGATAAGGGCGTCTGTGTGGTTGGAACACTGGATCAAGGGAAGGCGATGAAGCAACACTGACCAAAAGGGACAATTTGCGTCACTTCAGGACACTCAAGGGTAGAAAGTGGCGGAGGGACAAAACAGGTCACGACAAATTAATGAACTCATGAGTTTGGTAATTAAATATTGAACTGACCGGTGTAGTTATTCAGTCACCTGTCTGACCAACACCATAGTGCCCGCCATATCCCCGGTCAACACTGGCAATCAGATACATCATCCAAATTCTATCTAATGAAATCAATGACATAGAAGTTATAGGTGGCGGATTGGGTGACACCAACATCAAAATTGAGGGCCATCGCACGCGCGGGTATCTCATTTCGCGGACGCGCGGATTAGATACCCGCGCGCCCACACAGTACCCCCTACACGGGGGTGAGCGCGCGCTTCCAATCCATTCAATACCCCCTCCCAAATTTTCAGCAAATATTTTGGACTGACCATGCCAGGCACCAAGATCATCTAGCCTAAACCCCCTGAACGCTCCTTGATGTCCATTCTGTGTCTTCACCGCTGTGGGGTAGCGCTTAGGGCGACACTGACCTCACAAGGACGTGTGAGGTCATTCAGCCACAAGACACGATGCATACACCTCCTTGGGGACGACCATCAATATGAAGATAGCATACCCCAAGCACCAAGGCTTGGGTCTGACCGTCAAGACGGACACCATCAGACGCTGTCATCGTCTGCGTCAGTCGCTGGCGCTCCTGTCGGAGGACACCAGCTAAATGAGATTATCAGTCTTGCCGTCAATGATGGCGGTCGTCAGACCGCCTTTATCAACACCATCCAGACTGATGGATAATTGTGTATACACTAATTAATCATCAAGATCATCATTATTGTATGCACAATAACTGTTGGTCTTGACTCTGGCGATCAGTAGAAAAGCTCTTTTTTGTTTATCTTGTGTATACACAAAAAGCTCCCCAGCCAGCTTGGGATCCGGGGGGTGTGGGGCACCCCCCGGCCCCGCGCCAGGGGCTTGGTGCCAAGGTACACCCCCCTGTCAAGCCCCCTTCCCGTCACCTTTATCCAATTCCGAAACCCCCTGTTAGCATCAAAAAAGAGGGGGTTATTGCGAATCAGTCTTAACTCCCGGTCACTCGTTTTTGTGTTTCAGGCCAAATCGCGCACGAAGTTTCGTTGAAATTCAACAAATTAACTTGTAATAAAATGTTAAGGCTCTGGATTCGGTGGTTTGTCCCTTATTACCGAAAAACAGAATCATTCTCTGGTGTGACGAATATCTCAAATTTGAACATTGGGCACATTATTTTCACCTGAAATCGCCGCCAACGCCTGATTGTACAGGCCGTCCCAAGTTTTCCTGTGCGGCTTCCCTGGACGCCAGTTGCGAAGGTAATATGCCCAAGCTTTCTCTGTCTGCCCGAGTTTTGGCAAGGAAGCAGGGTCTGTCCACAGCAGCAAGCGGGCGAAGGCGCAGGCCAATGGATCGTCTTTGGCGAGTGCCTCGTTAACCACGCGCGGCCTGGAATCGCCTATCAAATCCTGGGTGAGGCTGTGAGCAATGTTGCGGGTTCTGGGATGGGACAGTACCCCGTAAGTCCCGCCAAGCTTCTCAAACTGCCAAAAGCCCCGTGCAGGCCCCCTGATCTGTGTGCGGTGCTGGAAACGGGACTCCTGCAAGCCGATGGCGAGCAGCAGAACATTGGCCTCGTGGGTGAACGGAATGGCCGGGAGCAGTGTGGATGCCTGCGGGATGATCTCGTCCCTGACCTCGGCCAATGTGGGGAGAGGGTGGTCAGTCATGGTTGGATTCCCCGTCAGTCTTTGAAACCAAAGGCGAGTGCGCCCAATACAGACAAGCCCCAGCCAAAGGCAGCGCCACACAGAAAGACAAGAATGTCCATTACAAAACCTCAAGGTAGTTGTCGGGAATGGGGGAGTGACCCAGCACGGATCGGATAAAATCCTGATATTGCTGGTCGAGCAGTTCTTCCTGGTAGCGGTCTTCTTCCTTGCTCACATCGCGGGCCAGTTGGTCGGCCCAATACTTCACCGCCACGCAATGCGCCCCGGTCGCGGGTGATGCGTGTCAGTTGGTAGAACAATTGGTATTTCTGGTCGGATTTCTGGTCAGCCCGCAGCACGGTGGCATCCATGACCAGGCGGTGCTGGTTCAGGACGGGTTCCAGCGTATTGATGATGCGGTTCTCTTTTGAAAGGCCGTGGTGCCTGACCTCCTCGATTGAGCACGGATAAAGCCGGGCCAGCACGCCAGACAACATTCTGGCGAACATGCCGTCACCGAAGTTTTCCTCAACAAGAACGGTCGTGACCTTCTCGGCGCGGGCAATGTGAGCCAGGGTTTCCAGGGCTTCCTCGTCGTAGCCGCCTTTGGTCGCGCCTGCCCTGCGGCAGTACATCATGCCGCGCAGCATGCCGATCACGGCATAACCGGTCTCGTCCCCGCCACGGCCAGACGGGTCAATCGCCATGACCTTGCCCGAGTACGCTTCCATCTCGGGCGCAACATACATCGGGCGGTGCAGGCGGTCGCCGGTAAAGCCCACGGACGGGATGTCGCTGACGATGTACTCGGGGCCGGAACTGTAGACCACGCGGATCGGCGCGACTTCCCGGTCAATGTCCATCACGATCAGGTCAGACAGTTTCAGCGGGTAACGCTCGCTGTCGGACAGGCTGGCATCGAGCATGAATTGCAGCATGAACCCGGAGCGGCCATAGCTGGCCTCGCGCTCCATGAGGTCGTCATCGGAGAACCGGATGGCCTCGCAGTTCTGCCACGCCAGTTCGGGATTGGCGTCAAAGGCGTCGGCAATCAGCGGGGCCAGACGGTCGCCGTACACGGCGCGGTGTTTGCTGTCCCTGGGATACCGGGCAGGCCAGATGCGGATGCGGTAGCCGCGCTCGGGCAGCTTGTTGTACAGGGACTCTTCGGTCTGGGGCGTGCCCAGATAGACAATCTCGCCTCCGGGTTTCAGGATAGCGTCAAACTCCTTCACACGCTCGGCCAGCGTCTCGCGCTGAATCACGGTCATGGAGTTCTTCGGCACCTCGATATCGTCGGCGATGACGGTATCGGCACGTCCGCCGGTCATTTGCCCGGTCACGCCGATGGAGCGCACGGAGGGCGTCTGGTCGGGTGTTGCCGGGCCGACATCAAAGGCCAGATTGGAGGTGCGCTGTTCCGGCCTTGGCCGCAGGTGGTGCAGTTCCGGCATGGTCTCGATCAGGCGTTTGACGAAGATCGAAAACCCGTCCGCCCGCTCCTTGCTCGCCGAGACCACCATGATCTTGTGCTGGGGGTCTTTCCACAGCAGCCAGCACGCATAGGCCGCCGTCAGCCACGATTTGCCGACCCCGCGATACGCCATGATGACACGGCGTCTGGGGCCAATAATCACACAGGTCGTACTGGATCGGCGTCGGCGGGGGTAACGCCAACTCCTTCCAGATGTACCATGCAAAGTTTTTGAAATTGGCAAAGGGGTGGCTGTGGGTCAATGCCGCTTGCGGCATCAATTCACCGTCATCCCGGCGGACGGGTCAAACGGAAACTCGGCCACCTTGTCGGCCAGATCGCCCAGCGGGGAGCCGGGGGCCGGGAGGGCATCGACGCCGTTGTCCTTGACGAACTGGCGGATGACGTTGAACAGGGCCGCTGCGCCCTTCTCATGCGGGTCGATGGTGTCCAGTGCTTCGGTAAAGACCTTCGCCAGCTTGCCGTGAATGACGCCGATGGCATCGATGGAGGCACGTTTCATTTCTTGACAATCCGGTTGAATAACGGCTCAAGTGCCGAGGTCCCAAGGGACGCGAGAATGCACGCCACAGAGACCTGACCGATGAACGAGATGCCGGGGACGAAAATCACGATGGCCCCGGCAGCAAGGCCGAGGGCACCGGACAAGACGGCGCGACCGATCACAATACGCCAGGTCAGGGGTTCGGTGCCGATCAGCATTTTGGCAAGACCGACCACGAACCCGACACCGGCCAGCGTACCGGCGAGTTTGATTTCAGAAGGCATGAATTTCACATGATGGTGGGAAGAGAGGGAGGGCCGTCATTGCCGGTGCCGAATATCGTGACCGTCACATCCGGGCTGTTGGCGGTGTGCTGACCATCTGTGACCACGCAGCGCCAGGTGGCGGTCCGTGTCGGGGACTGTGAGATCATTTCAAACCAGGTATCCGGTGTGGAAGGGGATGCGGCCTGAATGAGGGCAGACCCGCTCACGCGCTGCCATTGATATGTGTAGGCTCCACTTCCACCGCTGGCCGTCGCCGTCACCGGGTCTGTGGCCCCTTGGCCGGAGACTGCGGCATGACTGACGGACACCGCCAGCGGCGTCCGCTCCCAGACCAGGGACGCACCGCTGTAGACACGCTGCACCGGGGCAGTACCGATCCGCAGGTCTTTGGCGCCGATGGCACCTGAAAAAATGGGCATACAGGACCTTATGTAATGATGTAGAGGGTGTTGGGGTCTTTGGGATTGAGCGCGTCGTAAGCCGATTGGGACATGCGCCGGAGGGTGAAAATCCCGTCATCACCTGCCACCAGACGCTTTCCGGCGGCGGTGATATGGCCGCGAAATACGGCGTCATCGTTGCCGTCGAGATACATCTGCCAGCGGTTGGCGGTGAGGTCGTAAAAGCCGTTGTATCCGTTCTG